ACTTACGACGATTTTCGAACACCAACGATTAAAAACGGATGTCCTAGAACTAGGTTATCTGCTGCTAATCGTGCTCGAAGTAATGTCGTTCAAGCTGATCCAGAGATGTGGAAGGACTTTGAGAATTGGGTCCTGTCCACGAAGTTGCCTGAAATCCTGTCATGGTTAGAAGAAGAAATCGTGCAAGTTAGAATAGACGATTGGCTTCAGAAGTTCCCCCAACGATACCAAGAGAAGATGAGAGAGGCTTTGAAGTATGATAATAAGGCATTCATGTTGGATGTTGATTTTGTCTACGAAGCTTTTCCAAAAATCGAACAGCAATTCACCACTGTCCCTCATGAGCTGAAGGACACTCCATTGAATGACGTCAAAGAGCGCCAGATTTGCGGGCCTTTAGATCAGGTTAAAGTGATTGTCAATGCTTTCTTTAACGCTATGGAAGGGGTTATGCATCGTCATAATCCTTACTACTGCGGGAGAGCCAATTGGGAAGACATCTGCAACAAGATCAAGAAGGCTGGCGAAGATTTAGATATTGACATCATTCATGAGGGAGATGGCAGTGGTTTTGATAATACCCAGAAGGCTCCTCAACATGCTATGATGGCTAAAATCTACGAGGCTATTCTAAATCACAGAAATGTTGTTTTAGAAGATCCCTTGCACAAAGAAGAAATCATGCATGTCCTTCACTCTTATCAAAATTGTCGTGTTTCAGTTGATCATGGCAAAGTTAAGTATTATGCTGATAGTCGTGAAAGTGGTCAAGGAGACACCACTTTGTCCAATACTCTCCTGGTTACCTTCTATTATGAGTATACCTACCATCTAGCTGGTATAAAGAAGTTTTTCCTTTTGGGTAAGGGTGATGACACGTTGAATGGTCACCCATCCCATCAAAATGATGCCTTCATGAATGCTTGGTCGCGTGTTTTTACTACAGGAAAACATGCACACACTCATGGCTTAGGGCAGATTTGTAAAGGTTTTGTTACTGGTGACTTGTCAAAGCTCAGTTTCATTTCAAATCGCTTCTTTAGAAGAGCAAATGGTGAGTGGCGAATGTCTCGTATGGGAGATCGTTTGGTGGAGACCATATGGCCCACTTGCAAGATACCACATTATCTTTCGCCCAAGCAGAAACAAGTGTTGAGGGAAGAGCTTTGTTTCAGCAAGGGATCATGCCTCCTGGCATGGGCAAAAGGGTTGCCTATCTGGGACAAGTTGGCTAGAAAGATGATGGCGCTTGGTCGTAAGGGTGCACATACCGATTATTGCATGTATTCGGACGGAGGTAGACTCTGGACTGATGATTCGTGCGATGATTGGGAACCTTACCTTCTTTTCTTGGAGATGAATTACTCCATAACCCTTGCGGATGTTAGAGCTATTGAGAAAGCTATTGACTCAATAGACAGTTTAGTTGGAGAAATCTACATCCCGGAGTTTGCCAAATTCTTCCAATAATAGCAAAACCAATCAGGGACCGTTTGTGAGGTATTAGGTTTAGTGCGCAGGCTGGACACCTGTACTGGATCTCACTTGAGCGGATAAAGCTGGGCACTGTATAAGATGCACTTTCAAATTCTTATGCACTAGCTGCTGATTGGAGTAGGGCAATACATCTAGGAGAGCTGGCGTTCTCCCCCGAATCTGATAAAAC